GCAAGCCCTATATTTGCAGCCGTTCCCGCCGTTGCCGCCGCCGTTTGTGCGCCTGTTGCAACGGTGTTCGCACCCTGTGCAACCGTGTTTGCTCCTTGGGCGGCTGTGTTCGCTTGTGTGGCGGCTGTGTGTGCCACTTCTGCCGCCGTGCTTGCGGCTGTTGCCGTTGTGTCTGCAACCGTTGCGGCGGTTGATGCAATTTGTTCGCCACGTCCAACCGCCAAAAGGTTGTTCCACCACTCTTTTAGACCGTTGATTGTTACAAGCTGAAATGCCGAATCCTTGTTCAAGGCTTGGGCGGCTTGCTGCAATCCCATTGTAATTGACATCAGGGATTGCACTTTCAACATTATCTTTTGCAAGTTCTCATTTTCCCCGGCAAACAACGCAACCGCACCTTGGGCGGCGGTGAATCCACCAACAACACCGCCCAATCCCTCAATCATACCTTGGAATTGTGCTTCATCATTGGCAAGAACACTTCCTTGTGCCTGAATATCGCCTTGAATGTCCATCAAACGACCAAGTTCGTTTTCCAATTCCTTGTAAGCCGCACTTTGTTCGTCTATGCCATCGGCAATCATTGCCGCCATTTCTTCTTTCAAGTCGCGGATTCGGGTTCGCAACATCGTGTGTTTTGTTGCGGTGTTTTCCGCTTGCCTTGCCGATTCTTCCAACTTGGTTGCTTCATCTTCAAGGGCGTTGGATTGTTCGCGCAACTCTTTCAATAGTTGCTTGCGAACCGTCATTTCGCCCTGAATGGCGTTTCTTTGCTCCTGTAAGGCACGAAATTCATCGTCGCGCCCACTCATAAAGGCACGGTTCATTTCGTTGCCCAAACGGTCGTATTCCTGACCCAAGCGGTCAAGGGCTTGTTCGTGTTCAACGCAAGCATCGCCGATTTGCCCAAGTGCTGAACGAACTTGCACAATCATTTCTTGTGTGGTCTTGTCCATCACATCGCCACTTCCAACGACCGCATCGGAAAAGCCTTGCACACGGCGCAAGGTTTCGTCAATTGCCGAATTTAGTTGGTCATTGTCCATTATGGATTTGAACGACAAAGAACCACCGTCAATTTCTGCCATATTACATCAAACTATTTACAAAATTCAAAATTTGTTCACTGTTGTTCTCGGTCAATTCGATTTCTTCAACCCCGTTGTTGTCGCTTAAATCGTAACTTGGGGCATCAATCATCATACGTTGAACAACCGACCACGCAATGCCGTGTAACAAGTAATCATAAGTCCACCCGAAATGCTGACATATAGCCCCCCGGCGACCGTGTGGACTGTTTAACCCTCGTTGTTTTCCTCTATCCGAATCGGCATTGTGGTTCTTTCTTGCTGCATCAATCGAATAGAGTTCATAAAATCCCCAAGATTGCACATTGCGTTCACAAGGACGTAAAGTTTATAAAGCACCGATGGTTTGATTTTCCGGGCGAACAATGACGTTAATTCGTCAAGTCGCTTCGTATCTTCAACCCACCTTGTGCCACCTTTGCCGTGAACGGGAATCAACCTATCTTCACCAAGAACCGCAATGGCGACAACCCTTGCACAACGAATGGAATGTTCACGGGCAAGACTTCTTGCACGTTGCATCGAATCCGTCGATTTCATTGCCGCTTCGTCAATGGTAAATTCGATTGTTTCCGCCGAAATTCGGTCAAGGGTCGCAAGGGTCGGTTCTTCTATTTTGAACGTCCTTGTTACCTCACGGGGCTTGTATCTCTTAACAATGCCCAAGAACCGCTTTTCCACGTCAAATTCGGTGTCTTTCACCTCAAATGACACACCCTTTCCAATCAGGGTGTTAAGTTCCGCACGTTCTTGTTCAAGTTTCTTTTTATCGTCTGCCATATATTATTAAAAAATGAAGCCCCCAAGGGTTTGACACTCCGGGGGCTTCGGGTTTACGTTAAGATTGCACCCCGATATTAGTTCGCCTGTTTGGGCGTTCCTTTCAGGGCTTTTCCGGCTGACACCGCCATTGGGGTAACGGTGAAATCCACAAGGAAAATTCCCTTTGCGGACATATCGGCGTTGATTACCGCTTCAATGTCGGCGTTTGGAATATCGAAGTCCAAACCCTTTTCGGTAATCACACGGATTGCCTTGTTTGCAACCACTTCGTCGCCATTGTAACCCCAAGCACCGTCGATGTTCTCACCACCAACGTATGCCACAAGGTCGTCCACATTTGCGTCCATAATGGAGAATGTAAGACGGGGGATTTTCCTTGCCTTTTTACGAACTTCGGGTGCTGCCATACCCTCTTCGTAATGCTCGGTTACATCGGCGGCATCTTGTGCAATCTTGCAAGTGTCCTTGTAGGTCTTGCCAATCTTGGACATCTCGGAGGGCATTGTGCCACCGGGCGCGGCTGTACCAACCTTGATTTCGCAAAGTCCAAGGGTGATTAAAGATGTTCTTGTTTCTGCCATAACTGTATGGAATTAAAAAATTATTCAACTTGAATGTTCCAATCAATGCGAATGTTGGCGAAATGTTGCTTCGTGTTCGGCTCATACATCACCGTCATTTTGCCGGGAATTATCATCAAGCCATCAATGTTCGCATTTCTCACAAGTTCCAAGGCTTCATTCGCCAAGGCTTTCAATCGTGGGCGATTTGCCGAAACTTGCATCTTTCCGCCTATTTTCTTGCTTGTGTCCGAAACGTAAATGTTGATGTTGGACGTGCCGATTTGGGGCAAGGTGTCTTGCGACAAATCAATGGTGTTCACAACAACATCTTCGGCGGTCGAATTTTCGGGTCTGCTATCATCGCCCGCATAACAACCACCCTTGTTCGACATCTTGCCATTCAGCAAGGAAAACAAGATTGCGTCGGTGTCAAATGTAGTTTTCATTATTCCGCTGCACGTTTGATGTTTGTAATCGGTTTTTCCAACATTCGGGGCAATTCCCGTTCTGCAAGATGTTCAGCACTCGACAATACGTTTTTCCCTCTTGCTTCGACATAAGCGGCGTAATTCATTCCGGCAACCACGACAAGGGCAACACCTTTGGTTTCCTTGCCGACCTTTTCGGCGATTGTTTGCCCGGATTTGATACCTTTTGCCGCCGCTTCACTTTCCGCACCACTTGCCGCATCAAATTGTGAATGGATTGCGACACCATCAACAAAAACTTCATATCCTGTGGACGAAAGCAATGCCCCCGTCTGCATCATATAACCTTTGTTGTTTCGTGCTTCTATCAAACACATTTCACCAAGCCTTTGCAACCTTGCGATTTGCTTTTGCTCGACCATATCAAGAAACGCATCGAATCGTTTTCTTACATCGTCTTTGGTGAAGTTCGCTTTTATACCCATAATCTTGAATGTAGTTGTGCGGGGTCAAAGTTCAAGCATATTCCGTCAATGCGTATGTCCGTACAATCAGGGTCGTTTGCAACAAACACTTTCGTGCCTTTGGAAACCTTTGGGCAAGTCTTTGGCAACTGAATGACCGATGTTGCTTTGTGGTATTCACCCCCGGCAACTTGGTATTCCGTACCCTTGCCGTCCGATTCCTCACGGCACATTGAAATGAACTTGCGCGACTTGTCGCATTCCGTCCAATTGCCGTCCGCGTCTTGCACGGATTCGGTGGATTCCTCGATGAAAAGGTAATGTGGATATTGTTTCACGAATGCCATAATCACCAAATGTTTGAACGGTTGCGAACTTTCGGACGTGCGACCAACACATTTTCTTTGCCCAATTCATTGCAAAGTGCGGAATAATACATTTTGACGGCTTCCATATTCCACGAAATGGAATATCCGCCCTCGGACACGTTTTGCAACATACCTTTCAGGACAACCGACATTCGATTGTACACCGATACATCACAAGCCCTTGTGTCCACCGTATCATCGGCGACAAGCCCACCTTTCACCAAGATAATATCAATATCATCTTCGCTTACGTTAAGCCCGTTTAATGATTTGGTTAAATACTCTTTGTTTGTCATAACTCATTGTCTTGCAAAAAGACCGTTGGGGCGTATAACCGAAATCACAACGCCCCGTCGGTCAAATGTTAGTTCTTGTTCCAAGAAGTCGCGTTGGTCTGCATCAACACACTTCGACCCGCAAGATTCCAAGCCGGGAAAAGGTTTGCAATTCCCTCGGTAACTTCCTGAACGGGCGATTCGTTGGAATACTTCTTGACCAAAGTATGTCCGTGCATAACCTTTTCGGCAACACTTCCGGGCATCTTCTTTGCATCAATAGGCTTCTTCCAATAGGTGTTTCCAAGAACCTTGCTTTCGCTGAAAAGAATTACATCGTCCTCAAAAGGATTTGAGGTGGTACGTGAACCATCGGCAAGTTCGATTGTAATCTCTTGGTCGATTACAATAATCTGCAAGCCACGATACAACTCTTTCTTCTTGGCAAGATATGCGTTCACGGTCGCAAGGTCGGGTGCGTCCTGAACACCCGCCACGTTCTGCACGTATGAAGAACACTTCTTCCAAACTTCCTCCTGTGAAGCGAACTTCTCGAAAGTGTCCACGTTCATAAATGCGAACTTGTACGATGCGCCATAAAGTTTCTTACCCAATTTCAGGGCTTTCGGAATATCAACCGATAAAGGCTTTGCGCCTGTACCACTTGCGTATGAAGTGGCAACGCCGATTTTCTGCTCCGATGGAATCAGGTAATCAACATCGTATTCGGTAACGACCGCCGCGTTGTTGGAATTGGTGAACTTGACCTTTCCAAGCGAAATTTGACGTAAGGCAATCCACTCCGCACGTGCTGCCACACCGTCCCAACAAAACTTGGTATCTTCCGCCCAAAACTCCACAAGGGCTTTCAAGTCGGGGTTGTTGCTCGACATTGCCACCATTATGTCGTATTCGGTCAATTCATCTTCGTTTTTCTCACGGGCGATGGTGATTTTTGGTATATCGCCCTGAATGCGTGAAATCGCTTCACGGGTCTTTTTAGGAATTGTCGTACCCCTTGACACAAGGTCGGCGGCAATCTTCAAGCCCGATTGCGCTTCAAGCATTTTCCACGTCAAGAAATTTGTTTCTTTGAGTGGGAAAAGGGTTGGATAATAGTAATCTTTGAGGTCGTAAGTGCGAATTACGGCTTCCATATCCTTTTCATTCAACCCAACCATCAATGTTTTCTGCATATTGGTTTACTCTTTTTTGGGGTTACACATAAGCGATTGTCTTTAATGCCTGTTTGTGGGCATCACTCACGGCGGGAGCTGTTGCAGCATTCACCACACCGATAACCCAAGCATCAACAAACAAGTTGTCGCCACTCTCGACATCGTAATTTGAACCCGCGATTGCAACCGGGGTGTTCTTCAATGTCTTGTTAGCACCACTTGATTCAAATGCACAAGTTCCGGCGGCAACCACTGCACCAAGTGTTGTTCCGACGGTGATAACGTCCTTTGCGGCATCGGTCTTGTCGATGGCTGTAATGGTCTGACCGTTACAAGCTGCGGTTGCGAAACGGTCGCCAACCTTGAAGTGGTGTCCTTTTGCCACCTCATAAGTTGTTGCGGTTGCAGTCGCTTCGGTGATTACCTGTGCGGTCTTACAAACCACATAAAGACCGTTTGAACCCTTGGCAAGGGGCGTTCCCTCAAACAATGCCGAACCACCCAAGTTCGCAACCGATACGGTTACGCCACCGGGAATGTCCGCAACGCGATGAAGAATGCACTTCACAACGCGATTGTCCTTTTT